AAAAAATAGAATCCCTTCTATCCATCATCCGCCCGGAGTATTTGGCGTAAGCTTCCGCCCCCACGCCGTCGTCAGTGGAGAGTGTTTTGAGTTGCCCTTCTTGGAAGTCAGCAGCCATGCGGATGTCTTCTATAAGCTTGCGCTGTGCATCGACCTCGTCGCGGGGCATCCCTGGTGCGGCTGCATCTAATTTCGCTTCCAGAAGCCTTGCTTCGTTCCGAAACAATTGGGGTGTTGTGAAGGCAATACGGGTTGCCGGGTCCATGTTCCGGCCTTCTATAAGGGCAAGTCTGAATTGCCCTATAACACCAAGCATTTCGTGGCGGTCTTTCCAGTCGCCGCCCTTTGACTGTAGTGCTCGGGCCGCTGCTTTTTGCGCTCCAGTAAGAGTCACACTCTCCATCATCCCGGCAAGAACCCTCAGTGGGAAACGTATAACTGGCGTCTTGATTCCTATGTCCCAGGCCATTGAAGCAGCCGTCATCGCCCCTACGGGAAGGAGAAGGCCCCCGCCCGCCATGACTGTGTTCTTCGCCCATTGCGGGGCGTTCGGCCAAGCCGCCTCAAGCGCCGAGATCGAAGTTACCATCCCGCCGCCAACAGCCGCACCCATGGCCGTTTCAGCCGCCGCCGCTGCAAGAGGATGTCCTGCGTGCAGCTCGCTTATGGCTTCATAAACATGCTTCGTCGTAGGATTTTTTGTGGTTCTTGCCAATTTGATTGCCATATTGGCAATAAGGGCACCTTCCACGGGGGCCGCGCCTATGATTTGCGTGATTAACGAGGCATACCTACGGGCCTTGGTGCTTTCATCAATGTCCGTGGTAAAGGTAAAAAGATTTAGAGGTGTTCCGGCACCCCACCTTGTACCCCCAAGACCAAGATCCAAATTATATGGAAGGTTTGGAACTTCTACATACCACCCGGCTTCCTCGGTCCATTCTTGTCCTCTACGGGCCCAGTCCCCTACGTTCTGCATCCCACGGGCTATGGACCCAACACCCCCAAACGGCGTTGCAGTAGAAAAATGCCTCGTGCCCGGCATGTCGCCTTCAAAACCACCAAAAGCCCAGTCAACAAGGTTTATCGGAGTGTCCAGTAAAGCATGCGCCATAGCCTGCGCGGCTTCCATAGGAAGACCGAGAATGTTGGCTGGTGTTTTATGAATAGCGGGGAGTATGGTTCCTTTAACTATTCCCGGCCTCCCCTGTTCAGAAAACTGTAGACCTTTCAGGAGCGCCGCTACATTTCCAGGAACGTCTGTCCCTGGATTATTTATCCCGGCCTCTAAAGCCTCTGGGCCAAAAGGAGTAGAAGACGGAAGGTCAAAATAATTCCCCCCTCCTTTCCTCGCCTGGTATGTCCAGAAACCGTCCTTCCCCTGTAGGCCAGTGCCGGTATCTATGACTATATCTGGGAAATCCGGATGCGTGATTTCTGCCATTTTACCTATCTAACCTGTACGTCTGTAGCAGGTATTTCCTGTTAAAATCTAGCATTGCTTGATCTTTTATAGCAGCCTGCCAACCTTCTGCTTTAGGAATTGTAACCGTCTTATACTTTCCAGTTGCGTTGCCTTTTCTATCCAGTATTGGAATTGCGTTTCCGTCGTCATCCGTTCTAAGTAACCTGAACTGGGTTGGCTGACCTACACCACCTCTCTCAGCGACGTAACCAAATATGCTGTCATCCAGAAGTTGATCTTGGTAAGCCTTCGAGTAACTTGGTACAGGTTGTTTGGTTACGGCGTAGTTCTGGTCCGCAAGATATGGACTGTAGTAACCGTTTCTTCCCTTTATGCTTTTAACATCAATGCCTAACTGGGCGGCGCGGCGCAAGGTTTCATCAGGAAGATAGTAACTGCCCACATAATCCAGAGAGTGCTTAACGGAACCCTTCAGATAATTCCTTAACTGTCGCAGGGTGTCCGCATTAAAACCATCGGCCTTGTTTAGGTTTATCAAGGTTGTTTGGATGCCTCTTAGATCCCTGTCGGATATGCGCTCTTCTCCGACTCCTCTCGCAAGATCACGGGCCACTAATTGCTGTAGAATAGGAAGACTCGCCATTAACTCATTGGCTGCCTCCTGACCTTCACGTGTTCTTATCCAAGCACCAATTTCTATATTAAATCTAGACTTGAAAACATATTCTAAAGGACCAGTAATAAAGCCCCCAATGCCAGACAGCTTCAGATGGGCGTCTAATCTGTCCAGCATCGCAAGCGTATCAAGGGACCTTCCCGTAGTTTCGCCTATTTCCCTTCCGTCAGAATCATTCAGAGCGCCTCTTAATATATCCTGTCGTGCTTCCAAGGCTTCTCCGACTATTGGTAATTGTGTTTCCAGTGTGTAAGCAGTCCTCGGTCTTAACTTGCGTCCAAGTCTTGTACTTCTCGCTTCGAGTTCGGCCAAGGACCGTGTCTGGATGTCGGCGCGGTCCAAATTTCCCACAGCGTTGGCCCGCGCAGCCACGTCTGGCGGAGAAGCATCTGGAGCAAGGGCTTTGGGTGCTTGCGTGGTTTCTCCAAACTGAACACCCAGTTGGTTATAAAGAACCACTCTTCCAATACCGGAGCGCAGGGCTGCTGGTCCTACCGGAAGTGGCAAAGAATCTATTGTTGTCGCTGCATTTCTGTTTTCTTCAAAACCTTGCGCCGCGCCAACATAAGCCCTTTTGATATCTTGTGGTCGGGTTGTCAGTCTTTTTCCCACATCGGCAAGGGGGAGGCCCAGACTTTCTACGTCATAATCAAGAAAACCTGTGACAAAAGACCGATTTAAGTCTGCATAATCTTCCCCCGTTTTTATGGCTTTAAGTGTATTAAAGTAAGCATTCTTTAAGTTTCTCGCGTAGTTCGCCTGTTGCTCCTCAGTCAGATCCTTGCCGTCCACACGGGTAAAGGGGAAGTCCTCTCCAGGTGTTAAGTCTCGGTTTATGTTGAATTTAGCGGGATCAAAAGCCATACCTTTTTGACCGAGACCCATACGTTGCCGCATACCCGCCAGATTTGCCAAAAGCCCAGCAAAAGTCGCCTTAAACTTAGGGTCGTTCGTATCCGTGGGTGCGGCGGTTGCCGTGGGCTTTTCGTAATATTGATACTCGCCCATTAAGTTACCCATTTTTATAGGTACGTTTTTTGTACCGTCTGGGGAAGGGACCACCTGTATCAGGACGCCATTTACCCGCATACCTTTCGTTTCTTCAATCGGACCAAGAATAAGTTTGTCTGGATTTTTAGGGTCTGGGATCCACTTTCTCGCCAACCCCATGTCATAAACCGCAGGCTCACCGGTTCCTGTTCCAGAACCCAGAGTCTCGCCTTTTTCGTTAGTATAAACAGCGTTTATACCATCGCCTTCAAAAATAAGCGGGGTCTTATCCTTACTTCCTACCGCTCTTGCTTTGTATGTAGCGCCATCATAAGTATAATTGACAGGGAATATCGGGCCAGTTGGTTTACCGTCATCCCCTATTCGTCTTGCAAAACCACGAGTTCCCTGTTTGTCAGTTCCATCGGCAGTTGTTTTAGAAAACCCTGATACAAGAGTTCCGGCAGGGATCACCGTACCATCGTCTGTTTTATGCTCCCCTAAAGTTCTTATAACTTGAGTTGTACCATCCTTGCTTCGGTAAACAACTACGTTACCTACTATAGGCTGACCTTCAAAATTGAATTCGACATTCTCTTGCAGTGATGAAATGCCCGTGTCCGTCTTGAGGTCCGGCATCAGTTTAAGAGCAAGCTCCCGACGGTCGGTGGCCTGCGTTTTGACATCTTGAAGGGCCGCAAGTTTTAGCTGGCGCTCTTCCTGTCTTTGGGCAGCGTTCAGAGCCTGCTTTTGTTGCATCATCTGCGTGGCAACAGCGCCTGCATCCCCGGCTAATGGAGAGAGAAGTTCTCTGGATAACGTGCTAACAGGAGTTTCCCCCCGCATAGGCGGAGCGCCTGCCGCCGCGAAGCCCCGTTGGGCCAGAGCAAGGGCAAGCTGTAATTTACCCATACCCTGAGCGTCCGTAAGCTGCTTGGCGTAATCCGTGGCTCCAAGGTATTTTGCGAGTTCGGCCTCCCGCGCACGAACCGTACCCATGTCCGTGGCAAAAATACCTTGGCCGTGCGTAGCTTCCAGGGTGTCCAGAAAGTTCCGAACACGGCTTACGCGAGTAGCGGCCCCGATGCCTGTATCGTTAGCTGCCATCAGAATCCCCTAGACCATGCCTTGGCCCATGGGCCCTGCGCCTTGCATCATTGCCTGTAGCATCCTTGGATCCATGCCCGCAGGCCCTTCTCCAGGTGCCATCATGCCTGATGGGCCTTGAGCCATGTTCCCCACTGCGTTGACCAGTGCGTTGGTTTCTGCGGACATGCCTTCCGCCACAGCGCCCTCCGGTCCAAGGTCCGTGATGCCGCCTCCAACAGCCCCTACTTCGGCCAACTCCTCCTGCATCAAGGCTCCAATGCCCTGATCTATTTGGGCAAGCTGAAGTGTTGGTTGGACAAGGGCGAGAACGGAATCCGGTGTGCGGTCTGCATCTTCCCAGCCGACGACTTCCGCGAGCTTGTTACGGTAGGCTTCAATATCCGCATCGTCCTCCCAGACGGCGTTCATAACGTCCCGGTAATCACCTGCTGCCTCCAGATTGCCGACGCTGCGGGCGACTTCATCTCCCACTGCGGCATTAACTTCATCTGCGGTCATGTCCTGTACCGTGGACGCGAGATCCCGATCCGCTGCCTGCAAAACTTCGGGCGGCAGGTTTTGCGCTTCTTGATAAATCTGTGCCTCCTGTTCCGGGCTGACAAAAGACATTTGGTCGATGGGAGCTTCCTGCATGGGAGGCATCATGCCGCCAGCCTGCATCCGAAACATTCTTCGGTCGTATATACCTGCCATGGATTTTTCCTCGTTAGAATAGACCGCCGAGTTGTTTGGCGGCGGCTGCGGTTCCAAGGAGTCCAGTCCCGAAACCCGCCACCTGTTGGAAAGCGGACGGCGTTGGTGGGCTCGGGGCTACTTGGGAACCGAGGGTGGTTTGTGTAGAGGGAGCGCCCTTGTAAATATCGGACAGGAACGAAAGCCTGCTGTACGGCTCGTACAACTGGCGCTGCCGGTTTGCCATTTCGGCATCCAGCACAGCTTGCTGCTGGCGCTGCTGTTCCTGACCTAGCTGTTGCAACCCCGCAATGTTCTTGAGACCTGTAGCCTGTTGGAGTTCGGCGGCACCTAACTGCTGTCCGCCGATACCAGCCTGTTGTCCGCCGATAGCCGCCTGTTGCCCGGCTAGGTTCCCGTACAAGCCAGCTATACCGCCAAATAGTTGTGACTGCTGTTGCTGTCTGCGTTGCTGGTTCTCGAAGGCTGTTTGTGCGGTTCCTAAAGCTTGGGCGTAGTTCTGTGCATTTAATTGTGCGAGGGCTCTGGCGCGGGAGTCGGCTAGGTTGCGGTCCAGTTCCGCGCCTTGTACTCCAAAACGGCTCCCGCCAAGTGCACCTGCTCTGACACCCTGTGCCGCAAGCTGGTTGCGGGCCATTTCGCCCTGCCGGTTTATTTCTGCAAGTGTGGTATCTATAACCTGCTGCTGAAACGGGTTGGTGTAGGCAGAAAGGTCTGTTGGGGCAAATAACTGCCCGGCTCCTGCGGCAGCTTGCTGGGCCGCAGTTATTGGTGCCTGAACCTGACCCAGTGTAGCCAAACCCGCGCCCAATGTACCAAGGCCCGTACCAAGTGTCCCCACGCCCGTTGTCAAGAGGGGCTGGTAGCCCCCAATACCACCCGCCTGCTGCGCGGCCTGCTGCGCTTGGGTCTGCAAGCCGGAAAAACCGGCAACCTGCTGCGGGGGAAGTTGTATCCCTATGTCGGAGAGGTCTTTTGCAGACCGGATGAGGCCCAGTTTTAGAGCCTCAATCTCCGGGGCTTCGCGCTGTATGAGTTCTGAAATGGTTCTCTCTACCATGGCTAGGCTTTCATCTCGAAGTTACGCATCATGTTGTAGAGGTTCTGGGCTCCTGCATAACGATTGCCGCGCCCCGTTGGGTCTGCCCCCCGCACGGCTCGGGCGTTCATTACGAATTCTCCGTCTGAGAGCATGGCTGGGATGTCATCCGAGCGTGTGGTTCCGGGACCCTCTACAAGAAGATCGCGACGTGGGAACTCGGCCATGCCGCCCCTCGCAGCGAGAAGCGCGGGGAATGTCGTCGGGATAAGTGGTGTCCCTTCTGGGGTAAATTGCGCGGGGTCCAGTTGTGCTACCATATACTGTGACGGGTCTTGCTCTACCAGTTCGGCCCCTGACGGCCCACGGGGAACCACTCCCGCGAGATCCGCCACGGTTGTCTCGTCCCCTTCCTGTGGGTCAAATCCCCCGGCAAGATAAGTCCCTCCAAGACCAAGAGCCACAGACGGGCCGTATTTCCTAATTAGACCGGGCGAAAGTTTTTTGGTTACATATTCCATAGCACGTGCCGCGCCTCTATCAGTCGCGGGACCATATAAAGTAGGATTATTTTCAACTAAAGCCGCTGCCGCTTGGTGAAGGGTCCTATCGCTCGGAGCTTTTCCAAATAAAAGGTCGCCCGCTGTGTCAAAGAAACCCGCCCGTTTCGCAACTTCAGGCTCATCGACAACCCGCGTTCCCAACGCTTGCTGTAAATTTCCAGTCCCCATAGGTTGACCAGTAATGGTTGCATCGGGATAAATATGTTGTCCATCGAGACCGATGTAGTACCCGCGCTCATCAAATGGAAGATTCAACCGTGCCGCTTCTTCAAAGGGCGTAAGTGTCTCAGCTAGAGAAACGGGAACTGTCCAAGAGTCCGGCGTCAACTTTACCGGCATAGTCTCAAGGGGAACATAGCCCGGACTTTGCTTTGTTGGTGTGCCGAAGAATTCCCCCGTCACTCCTCCTATAGGATCTCCGCCGAGTATCTGGCCCCATTGAGCTTCGGATGCTGCTGCACTGGCTTTTGCTGCGTCACTTGAGCTAAACCAATCTGCCCCAGGAGAAGCCGCCATTTTATGTCCCAGTAGCGTCTTGTTGCCCAGAGTATCGAAGCCATAAATAGGTGTTCTCCCCGTAAGGTTGGCCGTAACAGCATCCCCAAAGCTCGTACCCTTGTTGAATAAAGAGCCTATCCCGCTAAAGGCAAGAGACGTGCCCCCCGAAACCAAGCCCACTTTAAAAGCGTCCTTGAGACTTCCGCCGCCAGCCAGGGTTCCTATGCCGCCGCCCAGAAAAGCTGCGCCAAATGTTCCTGCGCCAAATGCAGGCCCGAGGAACGGGATACCAAAAGCAGAGGCCGCTATCGGAAGGACGATAGGTGCGAGTTTCTTGGCAACTTTTGCGGCCTTCTTGACGGCCTTCTTGACGGACCTGAATATGCTCTTGAAAAAGAATTCAGGCAGACCCGTAACAGGATTTATGCTGTTAAGCTCGTTCCCTATGACGAATTCCTGCGGATCAAGGCCCATTTCGCGCATTTGACCAAAGAGAAGTTCCCGGACCTTCGGGTTGGCATTAAGGACTTCCAAGGGAATGACTGTCTCGCCCTCGGCGGCATGAACCACGTAAATGTCGCCGTTCCGTCCAAACTCCGCCAATTTCTTGGCTTGGTCTTGGAAGGAACCAAGACCAACTGGCGCTAGATCATAATCAGGTGAAGCTTCTGCAAAGGATCCTATGCCGGTATCTTGTATGTAATGGGTTTGCTGTAGCATTACGAAAGCTCCAAAACACTCGCAAAGACATAAATCTTCGACGCTGTATCACAGTTGAATATAAGCGTGTCGCTGGCCTCCAGAACGAAGGGGCCTGCGAGAGACACGTCTGCGAGAGTTCCTATGCTGTTCTTCTCCAACGTGACCGTTACAGAAGCGGAACTGTCGGTTATCTTTGGGTATACTACTATAGTCCCAGAATGACTATTGTACAAATTTATGTTCTTAACAATGGCCTGAGTGGCGCTTGGGCACGTATAGACGGTGACATCCCCTGTCGCGCCTACCAGAACGGCAACATTTTTATACGCTGAAGCCATTATTCCATGAACCACGTCACGCCGTTGGTGTCGTCTTCCCCGCTCACCACGGAGGGGAAATCCATCTTCGTCAGGGCCATCTCAAGGTCCCGTAGAATCCTTACAAAGGCATCCGGGTCGTATTGATCGGGAGCCATAGGCATCGCGTGATCCAGTAATTTAGCCATTTTCTTACTTGATCCGGCGCATGAGGGCTTCCTCAACCTTTGGCAGCAACCTGATGCCGCAATAGCCGATGACGAAAGCCAAGGCGATTGCGATCTGATCGCTGAACTGGAAATAGGCCATCGCGGCAGGGATAAAAAACTCAGCCGCAATCCACCCAACAATCACAGCGACCGCGATATCCTTCAACGCCCCAAGATTCCACTTGCGGCTCGTCAGGACATTAGCCAAACCGCCGCAGCCGGAGGCAAAAATGCAGCACAGTTTCCCTCCGAAAGTCATTATCGCCCATTCCATTTACCTTCTCCCATCAGGTCGTAATCCCAGACGGAGGTCGCCCAAGGTCCAGGTTATATTCGTCGTATCGCTCTCAATTCGTAAGGCAGCTTGCCTCGAACGGCTCCGCAGGAAAGACTGCTGAGTGGACGCCTTAACGGCATTTGTAGAGTTCGTTGCGAGACTATCTCCAGGGTAGTTCCTCGTTTTCAGGATATAGTTCACGGAAGCGTCTGCATCGGTACTGGTTATGTCTATATCCGGTATCAAACGATCCACGAACATGAATTGCTCACCATCTCCAAGATCGAAATCAGCGGATTCAATGAAAGATGTCATGGCGGTGCCATCGTCATCATCGCCGCTTTCGTGAACGTAGACATAGTTCGTGCTGCTTACTTGGCCGGAGCCCCTTGGATTGTTGTGAATTCCGTAGTCTACCCACGCAGTTCTGGAAAGGGTTCCCAGATCCCATGTGTTCTCCGTGAAATTGAACTTAACGTAGCGGTCTATTTCGGACGCATCGGCACTCGGGTAGAACCAGAACACCTCGTCAAACATCTTGTTGGATGCAGCGAAGCATTTGAAATTCTGTTCTAGATTGATGTCATCAAACACGTAACGAAGGAGGGTGCAGGGAATAACCTGGATACGGCCCGTGTAGACGTAGAAATTCTCCCGGTCCATCCAGAATACCTTGTCTCCCACAGTTGTGACGGCATTTGGCCCTATTATTGACACATTGTTTGCCAGCATACTGACGCCAAAAGTAAATGGCGGTCCCACAAAACGCATGGCATGAAGAGAGGTATCCGTCCAAACCAGCATTTCCTGGCGTGTTTTCTGGGCAGAGATTATCTCGGAACCAGAGGAAATCCTCTGGGATCCTGCTGTGTTGGTAGCGGTGGGGGTCCAATCAAAAGGACCTTCCTGATCTGACCAGCGGATCATTAACAGGTCTTGGGCCGTCTCGTTTATGGGGTTGCATCCAAAACATACAACATGCCTATCTGCGCCAGAAACCATAAGTCTTCGGGTAATGGTCGGGGCATCCGAGGCTCCGGTCTGCGAGGCAAAGGTCGTGGCCCTGTTTCCCAGACCAAGGGTCTTGTCCCAATAATAAGGTGGACCGTCATGGACATTAAACGCAAGATCTTCGCCCCAGTTATCTTGAGCCCACAGCCGAATATTTGATCCTGATTCTGCGGCGGTGGCCGAGGCGTGCCCGAATCCTACAAAGTCATTGGCTTCTTTAACTGTTGCACCATCATCATGGGCCGCTGCCGTAGTTCCTCTGGCTGCCCTGGCGACTCCCGCGTTAATCGTATTGGATGATTTGCCCGTGTACTGGAGTAATTCATCGTCAATCAGGACAAGTCCAACAAAGGTTATGGTAGCCCCGCTGGAGGAACTCGCCGCCGTAGTGCCGTCGTCCGCCCTTGTCAGATCCCCAAAGACATTCCCTGCATTGGTTCCATAGCGAATGTTTTCGCTTCCGATCTTAATGGTACCTTTACTAGGAAACCCCGTTGTACTGGAGCCCGCTATGGTGGAGCTTGAGGCAGTCAAATCTGCGGTGGTGGTAGTAGACGCTGTCTCGAAGTCCGAGGCACTCGTCAGAATGAAAGTTGTGTCAGAATCGCTTATCCCGCCACTGTCATTGAGGGTAGTTTGTGCATAGCCTGTGCTAAGTCCACCCCAAAGACCCGCCCCAAAACCAGTGCCAGTTACAACCGTGTCGAGACCTGTGTTTATCTGATAAGTGGCAACGACAGAGGAGCCTCCGCCAGCGGTGGACCCGGAAGAAGCTGAACCCGCTGTTGTTATCGTGTAACTGTTCGAGTCTATGAGAGTAAGCTCATGTTCCGTGTTCAACTGGGCTGCTGTGATCCCATCCGTAGTCGTTGCCCCGCTTAACGTGACGAAGTCTCCATTAACCGCGCCATGGCTAGGGGCGGTCACAGTCACCACTGCGCTACTAGCTGCACCTGTTTTAAGGGGATTTGCTCCAAGAGTAGTTGTAGCTCGGATAGGGGTAACATCGTTGTATCCCCCACCCTCTTCTATATAGAACTTGGTCTCTGTCCCAAGGCCCATGTACTTGGAGCCGCTTAACGCGGCCCATACATGAAGAGACCGGCCCGTTCCTTCTATAGTGTTGCTACTAAGACGGGTCCATCCGCCCATTTTCTCGGGTCGCCCTTTGCGGAACCGAACTAGGTCGGAATTATACCAACCGTTCTCATCTCCGTAGGACGTAGTTTCCCTGTTAACCCCAGGACGAAACTGTATCTTTGACAAGGGCATCTTATATCTTCCAAAGCATCCCAACCATCAGGATAATCACCGCTCCAGCAGAAGTAATCATAATCAACTCAAGACGCTTTATTCGCTCAATGGTCTCTTTCCACCGTTCAGCACAGACCGCTTCATGGGTATTTAGTTTCGCCTGAACTTCTTTAACTGTCGCCATTACCTGTGACCCTAACTTAGAATAATCATAATAAACGCCTCTGAAGAAAGGACGCAGGTGTCTCATTATTCTGGTTTCGGATGTGCTGCCTTCACCGCTGCAATAGTATCTTTCCAGGTAGTCGTTCCGTTGACTTGATCCCAGTATTGCATGTCAAGCTGATCGCCAACGGCAGGATATGCAGTCTCTCGTGTTCTTGCATATTCTTGGGCGTCATATTCTGACTGTAGCTCTGCCTGTTTAGCAACAATCTGCTCGGCGGTAATGTTGTTGGGATTGCCATCATGCCAAGTGATTTGGTTAATGTCTTCTGCATTAATAGAAACTTGAGCAGTGGAATCGAGCTCAAGGATTGCTCTAGCAATATTTGTCATGCCCCTATCTCCATAACGATTATGGACGTTGGCACTCGGCCCTCATTGTCAGCGTCAGAGTCATCGCCGGAACGTCCAACCACCATGGTGCCCTCACCCCCAATTCGCGCTTGAGCTTTGTAGGTTGTCGAAGAAGTTGAGGAGGGGGAATCCACATACGCAATACTTACGCCGTAAGCAATCCCATTGGCAGACCTACTCGGCCCAATGGTTGTCGATGCTCGTACTCGGCTGCTGGCCGCATCACCTATAAATATTTCGGTCGAGCCTCTCACAAGCGATAAGTAAGCATTAGCATTACCCGTGGAGGAATTACCAACAAAACCAGTAAGAAGAACCAGAACCTTACTACTTGTCGCCGCCGGAGTAATATCTACAGTGACATCGGTGACATCGGTAAAACTTGTGGATGTTGTAGTAAATGTGTCTGTCTTCGTCGCTTGAACCACTTGTAGAATTTTTCCCCCTGACAGTGCCTCCGACTGCCAAGTGCTGCCTGTTGACGTTAAAACTTGGCCGTCCGCTCCTGGAGCAATTACCTGAAAGGCGGAGGTTCCGTTGCCTAAGAGTACATTGTTTGCGGTAAATGTACTGGCTCCCGTGCCACCGTTAGCTACGCTTAAATCAGTCCCTAAAGTTAGCGCCCCAACTATCTCTACGCCCGTTGCGCCCGTTGCAATTTTGATAACCGCAGTGTCAGCGTCGTTCTTAATGGTAACATCGTTTGTGCTTCCCTGGCCTGTAAGAATAAGACCTTCCGCAGCGGTGTAACCCATTGTGGCATTATCGCCAGCGGCGGTGTCCCCATCAGCATTTACCGTAGATGCTGTTACATCTCCTACGATGTCTACATTGGTAGCACCTGTGGCGATTGTGATTACGTCAGCATCAGCGTCGTTCTTGATCGTAACATCATTGGTCGAACCCTGGCCTGTAAGGATCAGTCCTTCGGCAGAAGTGTAACCAAGAGCAGCATCATCTCCCGCTGCGGTGTCGCCAGTAGCGCCTACCGTCCCACCAGCCGTAATGTCTCCTACAACCGTGACATCTGTGCCTCCTGTAGGAATTTCTAAGACATCAGCGTCAGCATCATTCTTGATCGTAACGTCATTGGTCGAACCCTGACCTGTAAGGATAAGACCTTCAGCGGAAGTGTACCCAACTGCGGCTTTATCACTGGCGGCAGTATCACCTAACGCATTAAAGGTTCCGCTAGAGGTAATGTCTCCAGAAGCTGTTATGGTAGCGAGGGCCAAGTTGGACAGAGCATCCACAACCGCCGCGCCAGAACCCGCGCCATCCATATAAACGAGAGCAGATTTACCGTTCTCTATCGTTATATTGGCACCACTACCCTGAGTCAGAATAACTGAATACGGTCCACTGGATCCTGAATCTGTGGTTGCGTTAATCATAATAAAATAAGCAGCCGTCGTATTCGGAGCCACTGTGACGGTATTATTACCTCCCAATGCTCCCGTGAACTTAACCACGCGGTACATTCCATCCTGAAGATTTTCAGTCCCGGAGCCTGGGGATGCTTCTCGGACAGTGAAAGTGGTGGTTGTTCCAGTTAAGCCCACCGCCTTGTAAGAAGCTATCCGATCCAGAATATCCAGATTGTGGTTGGTAGTCGTTCCCCACGCGCCGGATTGTTCTCCAGATCCGATTTTTTCGATGCCAAAACTTGTTGTGTATGAAGATGCCATAGCCTTTTCCTATGCCGCTATTTTTGTCCAATCCGGCGTTTGTGTGGTACTTATTTCTGAGAAACTAGAGGTTTGAGAGGTGTCAATAACACTCCAAACAAGGGCATTATTGACAATTCCTTCAGCCGAAACCCCCTCTACACTGAACGCGAAGTTTATCTGAACGGAACCAATACCACTTGCTGCGGAGACACCTGTAACAGAAAGATTGGAATTGGTTACTGCTGTAGCACTTCCAATTGCGCTAGCGGCGGATACTCCAGATACCGCCACCGTTACAGGAACTACTACGGAAGCTGAACCAATTGCGCTAGCGGCGGATACTCCAGTAACACTGATGCTGACGGGGAGATTGACTGTAACGGAACCCGTTGCACTGGCCGCAGAGACACCTGTAACTTCAACGGGAACGGGGCTATTCCACGTTCCTGCGTTCCAGGTACTCCTATCCCAGCCAGTAATAAGGGCCATTATGCAATCCTGATTATCGCGTTATTGGCATCATTTGCCGGAAACTGTATAGTAAAATCACCCGCACTGGATGACTTATCCCCGCCGAAGTTGATTACCGCAACCGCTGGGTATGCCGCATGATTAGTAGTTGAACCTGTACCCGCAGAACTTAGCGTGCTGTTATAGATTAAAGCTCCTCTGGCACTGGAAATAGTAGAAGTTGACCATGTGCTATCAGCGAAATCCAAATATGCAGTGGGTACAGAACTGCTGTTATCGGCCAAGCCAAGTGTCACACTTGCCAACGCATTACCCCCCGCTGTGTAAGCTGTTCCAGACACCTCGTTAGAGGTAGTGTAACCAGTAGTATCAGCACTGATGGATGAGCTATTTGTAAACATCGCAATCTTGAACGTATCCGCACTTATTGCGCTAGATCCAGTTCGTGTATGCGGAGTCCAAAAATGGATTCCCGCCATTGCTTCTGTCTTGAAAGTTCCGCACATTGCGGAGGATCCAACTGCCATTACAGCCTCCTTATAATCTCTGCCAAGTCACGATGGCCCTGATTTCTCAGTAGAGCCCAAATAGTAGTCCGCTCACTCTGCGCCACCCTTTTCATATAAAAGACTAGCACCTCTTTCAATCTATCCCTATGGGCCAGCGCCTGCTCTCGGATGACTGGAGGAGCCCCCTCGGAAACAAGCATTATCTTGTTCAGGGTCATCTCCGCTATTTCTTCAGGAGAATGTCCTCTGTTCTCAGTAGTAAATACGAAAACATCGTTTATCCGAGAAGAACCAACCGAATCAAACATTATTGTACGGCCTTCCTAACCCTATCGTAACGGTACTCATCACGGGTTTGCTTACCCTCGCCCAAATTCTTGAGCCATTGAATAGATTCAATAAACCTGTCTGTGTACTCTTTCTGGATATCGGCTTCGCCCTTCATAAAGACATACGCTTCACACAGACTCCCGTACAAAAGGCACAATTCTGCGTTGGTCCCCAACCAACTCGTACCATCACTACTGGTTGTTATAGAGGTTGGACGGTAAAAATAATGCAATTCCATGGTGTAGTTACTGTCGGGGGTAGGAGCCAGCAGGAATGTTTCCTCATCCCAGTCAGCGTAATACTTAGGGGTTCCTGTTGTTGCTGGATTAGGGGTGTAATCCTGCAACATAGTTGCCTGTTTATAAAGAAGAAATTCTTTACTAGATGAGTTTATAACGCTCAACGAGTTCTGAGATAAGAAGTCTGTCGGCTTGGACAGGTACTGATTTCCAGAAGTGGCGGACCCTTGGGAAGACTTTCTAAAAACATCTAACTGGCATTCTTTCAAAATACGCTCTTCAGCGTTCAAAATAAATCTCGACAACTGACTGTCGAAAGTGGTTTCAGTGTTCTGAGTGTAATCCTGAATAGCAGTTTTCAGTGTAGTGAAAGTGAAAGCCATGTCATGCACTCACGGTTACGGGGCCCGCAGAGGCGTCCCCACCGCCACCTTTTACGCTACCCGTTGTTGCGGTTCCACTACTTGCGGCAAATGTATAATTGTCGTCATCAACCTTGGTTATAGAGTATCCATCGGAGCTTTCTATGGTATCCGAGGAAAACCCGTCAAAAGAACTAACGGAACGGAATCTAACAGTATCCCCCGTGCTTCTCCCATGTCCCGGTTCCGTAACTGTTATGGTAGCTGACCCGCTGTTTCCGGAACGAAACGAATTAAAAGCAAGAAGGACAGTAACCGCAGGCTCCGTTCTATCTGGGCGGGCATTGCGAAGAGCCTGGGGGTCTCCGGTGGGCTTTATAGGATTTAATTGCGGCTGTTTTGCCTCCCATTCATCTTTCCCAACAAGAAATCCGGTCCATTCCTTACGCATGTGACGTAAGCGATAAGCCGCACCAGAACGATCAGAAATACCCATTGCATGTTTATCAGAGGCATATCTAGCCATTAGGACCCCGCACTTACAAAGAGGCGTAGTAAGGAACTAAGTTAATACTTGCTATGTCGTGATCTTCTTCTGCTGCACGGGTAAACTCTTCTTCGTACAGTCCTTTTAAAATCTGTATTCTTTCGGGAGCTTTTTTCAGGGATATGTAGTAGGCCAAACCTGCCGCCAAGCACGGGTAAAAACGAAAAGGTATCTCGGTAGTATTTACCGCAGCATCCACATCATCTATTCGGACGAGACGATCATAAATAAAAATATCTGTGCTATTCTCGGGAACAGGCCAAATCTTAACTACAGGGGTTATCTGGCGATCCACGTAAAATTGGATGGGCCTCCCCGTAGTAGTTTTGGTAGGGATATTTAGATAGGTGTCCCGAGTTATTCTTGCGATAGATATATCGGAATCACTACGCCTTATTACCCCAGTTAGAATATCAATAGTGGCCTGGGTATCCTCTAAACTTGGGCTAGCCGAAATTGTCGTGCTCGCCCCGCTAGTGCCCCCAGTTATGGTTTCCCCAGAGGTAAAGGTTCCCGATGGAACGGTAACCGTTATTGTGGTGGAGGTGGGTTTTGTAATTATGGAAGCCGTGACCGCGCTAGTTCCACCCGTAATGGTTTCCCCAACGCTGAGACTTCCGGAATCCCCAACAGTCGCTGTGATAGTACCTACTGGATATTCGGATATTCCGGAGGCTACTGTTTGACTTACCTGCTTAATAGTCCAACGATTTAAGCCACGGTTAGCCCAGTCCGAGAACAATAAATTAAGAGACCTTCGAGCCGTGGCGGAATCATAGCCTGTCCGAAACTCCAAACCACAACGCTCAAAAGCCTCTTCTATATAGTCTGCTACATTGGGCTCAAAATCCTTAGATCCGGAGACAGCCATTGTATTTCAAACCCTTCATCAGTATTCCTTCAGGCAGTGGATAACCACGGAATAAGTGTCGCCACTGCCATGACCCACAGTGGTAAACTGAATATCCCCTGTTTTCCCTCCGGAAGCTGCCACGTTAGGCAATCCACTGATGTCTGAATAGTCAAGGCTATCAGAATAGTCAGCAGGAAGTTCCGCCGCGATAACGTCGGTGGAAGCGTCCCAAAGGATCTTCACGCCCATGCCGACGTTAGTGAACACGATCTTCTTAATCCTGACACCAGTGCAAGCCGTTCCATCCTGACGAGAGGAGAGAGCGGAAACATCTACTTTTGTAACCGCAGCTTCTCCACTCCCGTCGCTGGTATTGGTGCAGTAGATTATGGCGTCTCTCGCACCATCTATAACCGTGGTGGTTGTTACAGCATCAGCCATGATCTACTCCTTAATTTCACCAGATAACACTGTCATTCTCCTCTTCGATCTATGCAATCTGCACGTATTCGATAATAAACGTAAAGGAGCCTGCGGTGGTGGCGTCTGCCGTATTGGTGATGTTGCAGTAGATCGTCCTTGCTGAAGCGGTATACTGCACAGAGGCGGGGGCCGTTGTTCCACTTTCAGTCTGTGTAACCAAAGAAGGCAATGTCACATTGCCCACTACAACAGTCGTGCCACCATCCAAAATCTGATCCGTTACCGCCGCCACAATCTGTGCACCGGAACTGGAAGTACCAACCTCATAACCAATGTCGCCTGTCCCAATTACGGGAGCAGTCGCGCAAAAGATTTTGATATTGGTCATAATTGTGTTGGCGGGTTGGGTGAACTCACCAATAGCAGGACTATCGCCAGCCGTCGTGTTAACTGTAACGCCTGTCGCATAACCGACATGCTTGATGTACTTGTTTGTAAAAATACCAGTAGAAGCAACAGAGGAAGTTTCAGTAACTGTCCCGGTTGTTGCAGCGATATTTATGACTTTAAACCCGTTTTCAGAACGAACGGGGCCGTTAAAAGTTGTGTTAGCCATCCGGCTACCTCCTTACAAAGATTGCCCTAGAGTCTTGTAAGCGTCTGCTGGGCCAGTCGCTAGGGCTAGTTATCCCAGGGAAGACCGGGAGGAGGCTAACCTCCTCCCGGTCTTCTCCTATTGTTTATGCTCCAGGTGATCCAAAGATCCCGCGTGGATCAGACCAACCAAACGCATAGCGTTCACGGGCCTTATACCGCACGTTACCTGTATCAAAATCACCTTCCATGGAAGTACGAACTGCCGTCCGGTTGAAACCTTTCAACCCGTTTGGCGCATCCGTCATAATGAACCAAGCATCGGTATCCGTCAGGAAGTGATTAACGGCGTAGCCTTCAGGAAGCATTCCCATGTTCCTT